ATCCTTTTTCTTGTTTTAAAGTTTTAGTTACCTCTAAAGCCTTTGAATAGAAGCCTAAATAATCTTGATCTACTTTAGGTGTTGTATCGTCTAAAGCCTTACCTATAGAACTTAAACCTTGAGCAATAGGGACTGTAGGATCAGTTCCCATATTAAGAGTAGTTCCACCAGAATTATTAGCTAAATAATTATCAGCTTCTTTCCCAGCTCCGACTAACATTCGTCTACCACCTTCAAGAACAGAAGCCATACCAGCAGTTGCTCTATCTCCTAAAACAGTTCCAATGCCACCACTTAATCTAGCTTCAGCCATATTAAAATCGTCTTGTTCTCCAGCATTGATTTTAACTTCTTGTCTGGCTAAATTGTCATACTCTGTAAGCAATCCAGCTTCAGCTCCAGTTGCAACAGAAGCTTTTGTAGGAGCAGACATAACAATACTTTTAAGAAGTTCCTTAAATCCCATTTTAGTTAATTTCTGACCAGCATATTTACCAGCTACTCCAATGCCAAATGTAGCAAGTACACCTAAATTAAAAGGATCAACAGCCATAGCTAAAGCACCTTTACCAAAGTTCTTTAATGTCATTCCTTCTCTGTCTGCTGTTTCCATTAAGTAATACATGGCTTTAGCAACTTCTGGTGGAGCATTACTTAGTCTAGCTGAATTAACAGCCAAAGCTGTAAAGTTATAATCAAAGGCAGTCATAAAATTAACTCCCCATAGGGCATATTCATTAGCATTTTCTAATTGAGCATTTTCAACAGGATATCCAGCTTGATTAACACCATCGTAAATTTCCCTTGTTTCTGTGCTTCCAAATGGTTTCGCATTAGGATTAAAATAATCATGCAATAATCGAGAAGCAGAGATCCAGTTTTTATCAGTTAGCTGACTTCCTTCTGGCATATTACGAGAAATATCTATAGCTTCTGGACTAGTTAATCCAAACCTATCTTCTTCTCCATTACTTCCTTCAATCATAATATGGGGAAGGGGATAGAACTGGCTTCTAAAAGCATCGTAATCGTTTGCTTCTATAGAGTTATCTTCAATACCAGATGGATATTCTCCCCAATTTAAAGGAGCTTCTCCAATGCCTTCTTTAGTTTCTCCAGTTATAGGATGCTTATAAACAAAAGAATTAGGCTCATTCCTAACAGCTTCTAAATCAGCAAATATTTTATCAAACTCATCCATTTAAAAACCTTTTATTTTTTTATTACCTGTTATGCTATTCCAATTTAATATTCGATTTTTATCTTCTTGAAGTTTTGTTTTTCTTGCTCCATCTGAAGTTTTATTAATTAATTTATTTAAATAATCGAGGTTTAGATAATCCCCACCTAGTTCTTTAAGAATATCAAGTTCTGTGACTTCTCCATTTTCTTTATAAGAAAGATAATTTTCATCAAGCCATTTACTAGCTATAAAATCTGGATCTGTTCTTCTAGCTCTATACATACCTTCTTCGATGTTTTTAAGTGTGTTGTATTGCCACGATTTCATAACTGATGAATTACCTATAATAGAAAAAGGAACTTTTAATTTGGATCTAGCTTCAGTTAATGTTCTAGTAAATTCTTTGTCACTTCTAGCACTTAGCTTTTTAGTAAATTCATCAAAATCATCTTTGCTTAATTTTTTAGTCAAAAGAAAAGTGTTTAATTCACTTTGAGTTAAATCCACATTTAGTTCATCAAATTTTCTTGATACTTTATCAAATGTAGCTCCAGAAGAATATGGAGCATATGATAAGGTTGGATTTTCTTTTAAAAGATCTCTCATTTCTTTATATTTTTTAATATCAAGCTTGAGCATTAAATCTATTTCTTTTTGATAATCTTTAACAGCCTGTGCTGAATTACTATTTAATAAAGCTGTTGAAGCATTGATTTCTACTATTCTAATATTTTCTTGTCTAAGTATGTTTTGATGAGATATTTTTGTTTCAATTTCTTTAATTGAATCATCATAAGCATCTTGAGCTACTTTTTTTAGAAGGTTTTTATCTTCTCCACCAACAACCGAAAAAGCACTTCTTACAGATAAAGGTAATTTATCTAATTTATTATCTTTAATTAGCTTTAACATTTTATAAGGATTTTCATTTTTAAATACTGCTTCATTAACTATGTCTTTAGCTGACTGTAAAACTTGATCATCAAACTGTTTTGATCTAGCTAAAATTTCTGCCGAAGTAGTTCCTACTGGTCTTGTTGAAAAAAGTTTATCTTTAATATTTTGTAAAACTTCTTTAGTCGTTACAACTTGTTCATTTTTATAAACTGTCGTTCCATCTTGTTTTGTATCAGTTGGAATTTTTGTTGTGATACCAGCTTCAATTAATTTAGGAAGATTAACATTTACTGTGCTATCAAAATTAAGTGTCCATGTGGTTTTAAACTCTGCTTGCTTATCTGTAATATATTTTGAAGCATATGTTTTATATTCAGCATTAGCATATATACCCATTGTTGCTTTGAACTTTTTAGCAGTCACAGGGCTTTCATTATCTAAAACATCTGATAAACCAGATGTAACACTATCTAATTGTTTTGCTATATCAGAAGGATCTGTACCATTCATTTTTCCTTCAACAATGATGCTTGACATAGATTGTTTAGCCATCAAAGTTAATTGATCAGATGTTGCTTCTAGTGTAGCTGTTCTGGCATATCTACCAAATACACTATCGTTATTTCCAACAAAATCTAATTCAGTATTACTTTCAGAAGCATCTAATAATTGTTGTTCTGTAGGAGCATTTAAAGCACCATATTCAGCACCTTCTATTTTAGCTGTTTGAACTGCATTTGAATAAAATGTCTGTGCCATTCTGTCTAAGTTTGAACTTAAATTACTTAGATTATTTGATCTGTTTTTTTCAAAAGTAAAATCAACAGTTGGCATTTTAAGAGCCAAACCTTTACTTTCATATCTTTGGTATCTATCAGCCATATTTATTGTCCTGTTGGCATATATCTATTTCTTGCTATTGGTGCAAGAAAATCTGATCTTGTTCCAGTTGTTCCATAATCCATGTAAGAAGGATTTAAGAAATTATTAGATGTTGATGCAGTTTGAGCTGGTGCTGATCCAATAGTTGAATAGCCATAACCAGCCATAGCCACATTTGAAATTAGTTCTAATTTAGCAAATTTCATTGTATCTCTTGCTGAAGCTCTTAAAGTTTCAGCTTGATATTCTGCCTGTTTCATAACTATTGATGCATTATCTCTGGCAATACTAAAATCATTCATCCCAGCTCTTAAACTATATGATTGTATAATATCTGGTGTTTCCCCAGATTTGAATGGATCTAAATTACCAGAAAAAGCTCTGGCTATATTTGCCGACATAACTTTGCTAGTTTCTTTTAGAACTTCAATTCCTTGTTGTTTATAATTAGCTCGATCAACTCTACCTTTTATTTCAGTTTGATAGGCTTGTGATCTTAAATTTTTAGCATCTGATTTAGATTTTCCATACTTAGCTCCAGCAGAAACAAGACTAGCTATTAAATATATTTCTGCTCCACTCATTGTCCTATACTCACTTTAAAATCTAAACTTAATACAGTTAAAAAAACTGGTTGAGTTTGTGTTATTGTTATTTGGGCATCTCTGGTATATCCACGAAATCCCATTGTTTTTTTTGATCCACTAAAAGTAGGGACACCACCAGTTCCAGAAATAGGAAAAGTTTCTAATGGAATATCAAAACCATTTATTGCAATATTTTGAGATTTATAAAGAATAGGAGCTATTTCTAAAATTCTCCTTTTCTGACTTTGAACAGATCCACTAGCTAACTTTGCTTCAAATGGCATGGTTTTAACTTCAACATCAAAATCTAATCCAGCTTCCATATATGATGCTGGTTGAGCTATTGTTGTAACTGCTCCAGATGAAACTGTTACAGATGGATCAACTATATCATCTCTAATAACTGCGACTGTTTTACCATTTAAATGAGCATGACCAGAATAACTTGTTCCAGAAAAACTTGTTGATTTTTGCACAGCACTATCTGTTGTAAAATCATCATCAAAAACTTCTAAATAATATTTAGCAGATCCACCAATGGTTCTTTTAACAACTACAAATATATCATCTAAATCAACAGCAACATCTATGAAATCTCCATCAGTTTCAAAAAAAGATGGAGCTATAATGTTCTGACCTTTGTTCATCATAAAACATGCCATGCCACCAGCAAAAGGAGTTGAAGCAGTTCTATAACCAGAAGTTGATGTACCATTAATAATCATTAGTAAATCGCCTTCTGTCGTATCTGTGGCTGGTCGTAGAGCCATCTTTTGAGGATCGATAATTAAGTGTGAGGAGAGCAAACTTATATTATTCGCCACATACGACAGCTCTACGTCTGAAAATAACATTTCTCGTAATGCTTTTCCTTGTCTTTGAATAAATAAAGTTCCACCTTCAGCTCCTTGAGGTCTAATGTTAGCCTTAGATCCTCTTCTTGTAGCTGACTTAACAACAATATTTGAAGGAGTTATTGGTTCTAGATCAGCTTGAGGTAAGAAAAATTCAGCACCAGAAGTAAAAACTTGAAGATCTCTTCCAGACTTTAAAGCATTAATAGCATTAACACTATCTGTAGTAAGTGTAACCATAAGAGCATCATCATCTAAACCTTCATCAGCTTTAAAATCAAAATATTGTCCAACCTTAGATGCAAACAAAGTTGAAGGTAAAGTAGCACTTCCACCAAAATATAATCTTCCTTCATGGAACGTACAGGTTCTTGGATATCCTCTTGTAGCAGACCAAGCATTTTCAAAGCCAGTTTCTAAAGTCCAAGCTCCAGAAGCTATGGCTACGTCTTTTTCAAAAAAAGGTGTTTCAGTTACAGCTTTAACGACTGTTGCCGACATGTATTCTATTATTCTAGCTCTTCCAAAACCATTATTAGCTTCTATATATTGATCAACATTACTAGAAGCAAAAACCCCAGATGATGCAGTTATATTTACAGTTCCATCAGTAGCATCTGGAGTTATAGTCGCTGAAGGATTTGATGTGGCTTTGGTAAATTGTGCTTTAGGACTTGTTAACGAAAGTTGTGCTATTGTCCATAAATTATTAGCTGATCCTCGTTTAATAGAAAAGGGAATTAAGTTTTCATGCACACAAATTAAAGTGTCTGTGTTTTGAGTAAAATAAAGTTTTATTAATTCAAAAGCACTTACTGAATATAATGATCCTGTACTATAATCTAGATAACTATTTCCAGAACTATTAATATTAGTAATTAAAGTTTGGTTAGCATAAAAACGAAATCTAATTTTATTTGCTGTGTTGTAAGCTGTGGCAACAATTAAAAAATTTTGTGTTGTGCTAAATTCAAAAGGAATAAGCATTACACCATTTGAAGCATTGTCTGATGTAAGATCTGTAACAAACTTTAAACCAGCTCTTCGACTAAATCCCCCTTGAGGTTCAATCAAAACATTCTTAGCTGTTTCTAAAGCTGAATAATATTGTTGTAAATCTATTCGACCACGAAGTAGGGGATCTATTGCTCCTAATGAAAAGTTAGATTGATATTGTTGTAATCTACTCATCTTATCTCACATCAGTTAATAAATAGTCCTGTATCACAGAAGGAGTTTGACCAGCACTATCAATGTTTACTGCCTGTCTAAAAAAGCCACCACGATATCCTTCAACTTGTATTCCTAATGCTACACCTCTCCAGTATTCAGATTTAGCTGTTTGATCTGTCATCACTTCGGCTAAATGCCAAGCCAGTTGATAAGTTAATAATTGTGTAAAATAAGAAGGCATATTTCCTTCTTCTACACTTCTTTGGTAATCTATGAATATTGTTGTCTGATTAGTTAATAAGGCTGTATAACCACCTAGAGTAGTTCCTATTTCCCAAGTTGTAATAGTTGGACTTCCAGCACTTGAACTAGCTCTGACTGCTCTGGGAACTCCAGTAAGCATATCATTAGGCATAGTGAATTGATAAGACCATTCAGAATTAGGAGTTTCTACATCTCTATTTAATTCTTTTTTACCTATCGTAAATGACCAAGCATACATCCCTAGAGTTGTCGCTTTAACGTCTGGGTAAATTAATGAGCAAGCATTTCCAGCAGTAGATCCATCAGTAAAAGAATTTATGCTTTCAGCACCTAAAAGCAAAAGAGCTTTGTTACATATCCTTACTTCTGTATCTCCAGATGCCATCTATCTCTCCAAATTTAAATGTTAGAAGCACACATTAATATATGCTTCTAACTAATTGTTTTAATACAGATTAATCGCCATCTGTATTTGCTAACGTAGTTCCATTATTCACATCGACAACTCCAGAAGCATTAGTCAAAACATAAAGTAATGTTGCGACTAAAGTTCCACCAGTTGAGGTGTTAGCAAAGATCATATCTCCCACAGCGACTTCATCTGAAACAGCATTGAAATAGCCAGCAGTATTTGCATCGGCTACACTATCTGTTGAAGTGTATGAGAAGATCTGGGGAGCTGAACCTTTTTTGGAGTGACCACCAATAGGATTCCATCCATCTCTTGAAAAAGCCATGATTAAGCCTCCCTTGTTATAATATCACAGATACCATCAACATCGATAGCAACAGCACCCATTGAGAGCATTGCAGTTACTAAGAATGAAGTTTTTTCTGGGATATAGTTAATTTCAGTCTTAGGAGCTATACCGACAGCACAACCCACAGCAGACTTGTGAAAAGCAAAGTTTGTTCTATCATTACTTCCATCCTTAGTAAGACCACCTTCGTCACGATCTCCTAATACATGGATTGTAAATCCCATGAACTCTCCGATTTGCCCACTACCTTGTGTCAAAGCTTTTAGTGAAGCATAGTCTGCACTAATTGCTCTTTCATCAGCTAGTAAAGATGCTAGACCAGAAGCATGAATAACCATATGGCGATCTGTTGCTGGAACATTTTTAATGTTCATCAGTTCAGATGCCTTTATGATTTTTCCAACCGAAAGACCACTAGCAGTTGCCGAACCTGTGGTAACTACAGAATTAGCTACTGAAGATCCAGCAGAAGCAGATAGTAATGCATCTAGGATAATTTGGTCTTGCCTTCTACCGATTGCCGACCCAACTACAGTTGCAAGTTCAGATCTCTCTGAAAAATTTACTTTTTGTTGGTTAAACATATCAGAATACTCTGAAGCAACATAGTCTGTAAGACTACAAGCTACAGATGCAAAACTGGTGTTTAAGGGGATTACATCGGTGCTTGGAGTGCGAACTGTCGCAGATCCTTTACCAATGGTGGGAAAATTTACTGTCGATCCCTCGACACCAGTTCTAGTACGAACTATTCCTTGAAGCATTGAAGTACCTTGATAGGCTTGTTTGACCTCTGCATCAAATAATTGCACGAAAGCTGGAGATAGATTTGTTGACATAATCAACTCCTGTATAAGTTAAAAAATGAACACCATCTAGGTTGTTGGATAAATCCAGCCTTTGGCTACAGATTACGTTCTGCAACGTATGTTTTTACATAAACCAAATCTGCCTATAGAAAATAGGTTATAGATTATTTTAAAATTTACAGTACAAGCTGTGCCTTGTAAAGAGTTAAAGTACCTTATAGAGATTAACCAGATTTGCTAGGATATCTTTTTTCATACTCTTGCTCAACACTTCGAGTAAAAGATGGATCATTTCCATATTTAGGATCAGCCATCATAGTAGACATTCTAACTGAAAACTCTGGTTCACTTTCTTTAGAAGAAGATGTTTCTCCAATAGGAATTTGTCTTGTATCTCCCATCATAGCTCTAAGCTTTTGAAGAGTTCTTTGACCAGAAGCAGTATAACCTAAAACATCTATTTCAGATCTTTCTTCTTCTGTAAGCTGACCTTTATTAACTAAGCCATTTGCCCATTGTTTATTAGATTTAATAATAGCTTCTGCATTATTTCCTAGTTTTTCTAATTCAGCCTTTTCTTCAAATTCATAGTTTTGTTTAGTTTCTCCAGATAAACCTATGATTTGATTAGCTAAATCTTCAAAGCCTTTTTGATTAACACCATTAGCTTTTGCCCAATCAACATAAGTTTTAACCATTGGATCTTCGACATCATAACCTTTAGACGTTAAGGCTTCTGTGTCATACTGTTCTGGGACTTTGTGTTTGCCTTGCGAGAAGTTTTTTTCAAGTTCCGATAATGACTTGAAGGCTTCTTTGTCCCTAATTTTTCCTTCTTTGGAATCCCAAAATTTCTCTGGGATATGCTCTGGTCTGTCTGCAATTTCTTTCGCAGTTTCAGCACTTTCAGTATGTGAGATATTACTCTCATTAATATTCTCTGGATCTTGATTTGTTTCATTTTCAACCTCTACTGTTGCCATTAATCCTTGAGGTGGTTGATTAGTCTGTTCTGCTTGTTGCTCTGGTTCAGCCATAGGTTCTCCTTATCCTTTGCTTTATTTCTCTGATTACTGAATTTTGTCCTTCTCTTGCATAGCCATAACTAGGATCTGCTGAAGGTATCCATGCTGGTTGATCTAAATAAATTTTTTCAAAATATTTTAAAACATTCTGTCCAGCTTCAGTCTGGAAGCATTGAGCAAAAGAAATATCTAAATCAGATTGTTCAGTTTTATTTTTAAAAGGCTGAACTGTAGAATTAACTCCATCCCAACCAATAGCATTAATTGATCGTATTTTTTCAGATTGATTAGCCATTATTTTTTCTTTTTAATTATTTTTTTCTGTATTGATACAGGCAATGTTTTTTGCTTGGTAGTCATTCCAGTTTTTTTAGGTGGTCTACCTTTAGTTTTTCCATAAGTCCCTTTACCCATTGGCATAAGCTTTTCCTTTTCTAGTTATCCTACTGGTTGTTCTTGAGGTTGCTCTGGTGGCATTTGTCCTTGTTGCTGTTCCATTTGTTGTTGAGCAAGTTCCATTGTCTGTTGCATAATTTGTTGACGTTCTTCTGGTGTTGTTCTCAATGAAGAAGGAATACCAAGATGATCTGCAATATAATCTCCGACAGCATCCATTTTTAACAATGAACCACCAACAACTCCCATTTGCTGTGTCATTTGTAAAAAGGTTAAAACGTCATTTACTTTATCTTTATTGGAAGCCATAGCCAGAGGAGATATAGGAACAATCTTTACTTGTAGTCCATCTACCTTTAGGGGAAGTTCAATTATTCCCAGCTCATCCATTAGCTCTAAAGTTCTTCTTACAATTGGTGTCATTGTTTCAGAAATAAGTCTGCCAAATGAAGCTCCCATGTTTTCAGAAAGAGAACTAATCTTATGTTGTATTTCTATTGCAGTTCTAGCAGACATATTTTCTGGAGCAATTTCATCATCTAACATCATTCTTTTAATATTAGCTCGTAGATCATTTGTGAGGATCTGGGACATATTAGCATCGCCAGAACGAGGTAAGGGAGCTAGGGAAGCTCCTCTTGCTCCACCATTAGAAGATACTCCAATCACAGATCCAGCTTGGATTGAGATAGTCTGTGGATTTAGCACACCATCATCTACTGCTGTGAAAACACCACCAATGGAAATTGATGCATTTTTTAGAGTTAATTCTGTAACCTTATTTAAAGTTTTAATATCTGGTAATGCCATTAATGCAACACCTCGCCCATATTTTTCATTACTAGCCACCATATATCGGCTAATCACAAATGGCATACCTTTAAGAGTTCTAGAAACTAGTTTATGATCTCCTTCCATAGTCGATACACAATAATAAATAAAACCATCTTTGGTATAGGTTGCTTCTAATAATTCTACTTTTTTTGAAGGATCATCTAAATATTTATCTGAAACTTCTTTAGGAATTTTTGCATCTGGAAACTCTTTTATAATTACATCAAATGGTCTTTTCATTTTTCTGTAAACAGTATCGACAGTTCCATTAGCTCCTTCTTCAAAACAAATCTGGTATGAAGGAACTGCTGTGTATCTGATTGGAGTTGTTTCATCTCCAGCCTGTATCAGCATGACAGATGTTCCAATAGCTAGATCAAGTAGAAATTCTCCCATAGCCAAGTCAAAGCCACTTTGATTCATAATGCTAAACATCTTTTCATTATAATCATCAAGAATTTGTCCGACTTCAACTTGACGTTCTGGGGGAATATCAGAACCAGAAGTCAATCTACACCAAGATCTTTGTGGGGGAAACAATGCACTTTGGATGCGATTGGCAAATCGTGATGTAGAATGAATGGCTGTACTATCAAAAATTCTTTTCATCTTATCTTGACCGACAGCATTACCATCGTAATACCCATCGTAAAGATTTCTCATTGGTAGGCAGTATTCATAAGCTTCTTCATAGATAGATCGCCATTGCTCTTTTTCAGCTTCAGCATTTTTAAATCTTTTCTTAATCTCGCTTACAGAAAGTTCAGCCATAAATTATTCTCCACCTTCTTTTTCTTCAGAAGGCTCTTCTTCTGGAATAGGATCTTCTTTAAATTTAGGATTACGAATAAATTCTTTTTTAGACATTTCTTGAATTTCTGGCATAACCTAGAGTTTTTTGATCTCCTATTGGCTCATTGCCGACAGCCGATCCACCTGTTCTCTGTGTCATTAACATATTAGATCCACCAGCTCTTCTAGCTTTTGAACGAGAAGCTATCTTTCTTTTTTCATCATTTTCTTGACGTTCAAGTTTGCTTTCTCTTGCATCAATATCTGATGTGTCTGGTGGTGGTGGCTTTGAACTTCCTCCAAAAATACTTCCCATTAGAATATCCTCGCATATAAATAATAGTTTTCGCCTTTTAAGCCATAATGTTTCATTTCAGCTTCTTTATTAAAATGACATCTTTTCGCCCATCTGTCAGCTTGTACGTTGAGTGTACTTACTGTAAATTGTATTCTTTTTGTGCCTTTTACGTTGGCATAATACTCAAAAAACCTAAGAGCCACTCTATGAAATTTTAAAGTTTTTCTGGATATTTCATTGGAAGGAATTAACCAAGCTTCTGAAACTCCATCCCATAAGTCCCAAATACCAAAGATGGCATAGATCCTATTTCCAGAAATTGCAGTAAGACCTAAACCAGCTTGTGCAAACTGATAAAGTTTATGAAGATTATTTTTATTTTCTAAAAGATTGGCTTGATCATACTCATTCAAATCAATCATATCTAAATGCATAGGATGAAAGTTTACTATCTTATCATTTGGATAATCGAGTTTTAATTTTCGATTTAATCTAGGAAGCGAAAACATCGAAGTCCAATGTTTTAACAATCGTTGGTTTAAAATTATTAAATGAAGTAGGTCGCTTTGTCATAATCCTATGTTCAGATCCGAGTAAACAATATTGCAATGCATCGGCACAATGCGAGTGCATGTCTTTCAT